TGCCCTGCCGTGCTTCCAGTTCTCCAATCACCTTGCACGCCTCGCTGTAGCTCAGCTCCTTCACGCTGCTCTTGCCGGTCACGCCATATACAAGGTCGTGCAGCGCGTCCTCGCCGCCGCGGTTCACGATTCCAAGCGCCTGCCCGATGGCGTAGATCTTGCGGATCTGGTAGGTGCTGCATCCGCCCATCCCTGCCGCCTCCTTACAGCTCTTTCGCCTCGGCTTCGCTTACATCATAATAGAACTCATCGGTCTGGTTGATGTACGCGCCCAGCTTGCACAGCAGCTCCGCGGGTTCCCTGCGCAGTGCCTCACGGTCAAGGGTTTCGGTGCGCTTGATCAGGTTGTCCCGCCCCAGGGCTTTCAGCTGCGCGATCACATCCTCCACACGCCCCTTGGGCAGCACCAGTTTGCTGCTCAGCCGGTAGCCCACCACGCCGAAGTTCAGCGCGCGGCTCTTGCCCACCAGCTCGGCGCGGTGTCCGTCCACAAACGCTTTTACCTGGCCTTCCAGTTCCTTCACGCGGTTCTGCACGGGCAGGGCCGTGGTTGTGTAGGTATCCTTGGCGGCATCAATTTTTCGGTCGCGCTCCACTGCCAGTTCCGCCAGCGTGTGCCGGCATTCGCGGATGTCCCGCAGCGCTTTGTCGGTTTCCGCCCAGCTTGCCAGCACGGGCGCGGTTGTCACTTTCCGTCTTGCCATAGGTCATTCCTCCGTAATAAGCTGTATGTCTTGGTTGTTTTTCACAAGCTGCCGTCGCAGGGCGGCAAAACTTGGATAATACGGGCTGTAGGTATAGTAGGCGTAGTCTTCCTCGTTTTTGCCCATCGCCTTCAAAAACCACTTTTTCTTGTTTTCCGGGCAGTTTTTCTTGATCAGGCTGTGCTTCACGCAGTAACAGAACCGTCTGCGCTCCTCGCAATCTTCGACGAGCCATTTTCCGCGGAATGTGCCGTTCACATAAACAGCCAGCTTGCTTTTGTAAGGCGTCGCGTACTGCCGTTGGACGCTGATTTTGTATCCGTCCACCAACAGCGTAAGCCCGCCATACTTCCACAGGGCGCGCCGTTCGGCTTCCTGCCATTCGTCCTTTGTCATATTCGCTCCTTCCTCGCTCTGCATCGTTCAGGGCTTGCGACCTGCGCCCAATCGGGCGGCTGCATTAAGGCGGGGGCCTGCGCCCCCAAAGGGTTACGCGCCGTGCTGGTGTTCCATCACAATGGGCCGCTCCGGCAATTCGGCCCGTACCATGTTGCCGGCTGCCGCCTTGCGCTTGTGCTTGCCCTTGCGGGGGCGCTGCGGCAAATTTGCAAATTGCAGGCTCTCCACGGCATCGTCGTAGCCGTCCCGGTACCCCGTGTCGTATCGGTCGCGGAACATCGCGGGCGCTCTCTCCGGCTCCTCGTCGTCCGGCTGGCCGCCGTGCAAAAGTTCCCGCTCCAGCCTGCCGTCCTCAATGATCATCCGCGCAATAATGTACAGTCCCAGCACGCCCGCCCCCAGCGTTGCAAGCCCCTGTGTCCAGGTGCTGCCCGCGGCGATCGCGCCGAACAGCATCCCAAACGTCATGCCAAGCCCCGCCCCAAGGGCGGCGGCGTATCCTTCCCGTGTGCTCATGGTTTCCTCCTTAACTCAGTACGCCCACGCCCATGCTGGCGGCAATGCCGCGCAGGCCGTCCAGGCTGGTGTTTTCGTTGCGCACGGCGTTGGTGTACACGCTCATTGCGCCGCGTATGCCCCATTTGCTGCGGCAAACGCCGGTCATAAAGGCAAGCTCCTTGCCGTGGCTGCCGTCCGCCAGCGTCGGGAACAGCTTTTCCACATCCGCCAGCTTCACGTCGGCGGTGCTGTACCGGCGGCGGAACCGCACCCGGCTGAACTGCTGGGCAAACTGCGCTTCCTGCTTGCCCAGCATCCGGCTGTACACCTCACTGTTGCCGATCAGGCAGATGCCCGTTCCGCTTTCGCCGGTCAGGTCGTCGGGGTCGCTCAGGCTGCGCAGCTCCTCCAGCGCGTCAAAGCGCAGGTTCTGCGCCTCGTCAATAATGATCACCTTGTCCGTCCCCTTCAGCCTGTCATGGATGGCCATACTCAGCTCCAACCGGTTGCGGGTGGCGGGCAGTTTCAGGGCCGTGCCAAGCTGCCGCAGCATGGCGGTCAGCGTGCCGCCCACCGGGGTGCAGCGGATGTAAATGGCGTTGGCAGGGTTGTCCTGCACAAACCGCGCCGCGCCCCGCGTCTTGCCAATGCCCGCGTCCCCGTGCAGCACCACAATGCCGCGCTCCAGCTGGCAGTACTGGATGGCCTTGTATACATCCTCGCTCACGCTGGTGGGCACATACCCGGCACTCAGGTAGGGGGCCTTCTCGGCCTCGGCCTGCGCCGCCGCGCTGCGGGTGCGCAAAAACTCTTCGATCTTGCTTTCCACGGCTTCCACGTCGCCGGGGTACTTGCTGTTGCGGTACTGGCTCAGCGCCGTTGGGCTTACCCCGATCATGGCCGCCGCCTTGGACTGCGGCAGGCCGCTCTGCTCGCTCAGGTAAGCGTCCAGCTGTGCCTGAAGCGCCGCGTTATAGGTTTTCATCTTCAAAGCTCCCTTCCTGTTCATGCTGTTTTATCGCATTGGCCGTCATCCGGCCAAAGTCTACCAGATGTTCCGCGCCCACGGCTTGCAGCAGCGGTTCGCCCTCGTTTGCAAACTGCAGCTCCACAACGGGCGGCTTGGCGTTCTCCGGCGCGGTGATGCGCGCCTCAATGTTCTGCTGCGCCTTGGCCAGGCAAACGTCAAAGGCCTTGGCTTCGCCGTACACCTCTGTAATTTTCCCGGCCTGCGCTTCGGCGGCGTTTTTGACCAGCTTGGTATAGCCTCGCAGTTCGTGCATGGCGGCCTGGATGCTCTCGCGGTTTGCGCCGTATTCCAGCACCATATCGTCGCGGCAGGGCAGTTCGCAGATGAACCGGTCCTGCGGGTCATACGCCCGGATGGTGCGCAGGTCGTCGGGGTCGTAGCGGTAATACACCTTTTTGCCCTGGTACTGCATCGTGAACTCGTCCGTGTAGTAATCCAGCTTCGCGCCGTACAGGTTCGCGGTAATGCCGTTGCGCCCCACCTTCAGCGGGCGGCTGCTGCGCATTAGCATCAGGTTCAGGTCGGCGGGGGCAGCGATCCGCTTCCGGCTCAGGTTGTCCCGCCAGACCTGCAGCTTGGTTTTCCCGTGGTCGCGCTGCACCGGGCCGTTGTACTCGCTTTCGTTCATCAGGCCGTCCAGCAGCGTCTGCACGCTGGCGGTAAAATCGCTGTCAAGCACCACTTCACCGCCCTTTAACAGGTGTTTTAACTGCTCCGGCTTTTCCACCACCGTGCCGCCGCAGAATGTGTCAAACAATCGGCTGATCTGGTTTTTCACATCGCAAAAGCGCCGCTCAATGGTCTTGGCGCGGGCGTTGCGCACAATGGCGTTCGTCATTTTAATGCCCAGCCGCGTAAACACGGGCGGCGGCACAAATTTCTCGGTGTCATCCCAGCCCTGCCACTCGTTTTTGGTTTTGCGGGTGCGGTGGCCGGTGCCGCCAACGTCCTTGTTCAGGTATTCGCGGCCGTTATCCACATAGATGTTGTCCGGGATGCCGTACCGCAAAATGCCCCGCCGCAGGGCGGTCAGCACATTTTGGCTGCTGTTGGTGTCTGCCACATGGCAGCCCACAAAAATGCCGCTGCGCGCGTCCATAAAGGCGGTCAGGTACAGGCGGTGCGTCCCGCCGCCGTCGCCTTTGGTCACAACGTCAAAGGTGTGGGTGTCGGCGATCCAGTATTCATTGGACTGCATATTCTCGTATTCGCGCCGGATGTAGTGGCTGCATCGGTCATAAAATGCCTTCGGCCCTTCGCGCCCCATCACCTTCACGGGCTCCGGCACATCCGCCATAACATGGCGGTAAAAAGTCGTGTAGTCCGGCACCGGCAGTGCTTCCGGGCAATGCTGTTCCAAAAAGTAGATCGTCTGGTCGTAGCATTGCTTGATGGGGCTTTGCCGCTGGTCCAGGTAGTAGTACATAAAGGCGTCCCACGCCGCCGCCGGGATCTTGCAGTACCCCCGCCGCGCCTTGCCGCGCCCGTCCACCAGTCCGTCCAGGTCATCCTCCAGCACGGCCCGCTGCCGCGCGTACAAGATCTTCCGGGTGATATGTACCTCCGGGTGGTCCAGCCGGAACTGCGCCAGCCACGCTTCGTCCGCGGCGGCCTTGTCACGGTACCCGGCACGGTAGCCGCGCCAGTCCTGCACGGCCTGGGTCCAAAACGCGATCTCCCCGCGTTCCTCGGTGCTGTATTCCTCCAGCGGCTTGCTTGCCGCCGTTTTCCCGGCCCCGCCCTTGCGCG